GCCGGCCTGGCCGCGCGGCGGGGCGGCGAGGCTGGCAAACTCCGGGGTCTGGCACCCGGTCAGCTCACCAGCTGTCCGGCCGAGCAGCCGTTCGAGGGCCGCGCTATAAATCGGGGTCGAGAGAATCACCTTCACATTCTGGAAAATCTCCTTGAACGCGATTGCCCCGAAGTCGATCTGCTCGAACGAGACCATGTTGAGCGGGATGCCGTCCGCGTCCGCGAACTTTATGCGCCAGTTCGCGCCGAGGTCGCCAAAGGTGTTCCGGTATTCGCCGTAGCCGGGGAATGCATCAGGCGCGGGGAACTGGCCTGTCACGGTCGGCGGCTTGACGGCTGGCGGGGTCCCGGTAATTCCGGGCGGTAATGCGGGGCCTTCGATTCCTGATGCCATGTTAGAGACCCCCTGACCCGATGAAACTTCCGCCGAAGCCGGGGAAGCCGAGCATCGCAAACAGACCTTCCGAGAACGGGATATATTCTTTGAAGGTGATGCTCAACTCGACCGCGATGAGCTTCCCCTTCGGAAGCCAGTGCTTATGAGTTTCGGACAACTCGGTGATTACGAAAAGGGACAGGCCCGGACCCATCGGCTTCGAGCCGACAACGAGCGGAGCCGCCAGCGCGTTTTCGTGAAAGAAATGCCACTGTGCCAAGAGCGGATTCGGGTCCCCGCACCATGACGAGTTTAGGTGAACTTTCATCGTGATTTCAACGAGGTCGTTCCCGGCCCATTCGAGTAGCGGCTTCCGTAGGTGAACAAGGTGAGACGAGAAGCGCCCGGAGTATTTCCGCTCAATTTCCTCGAAGGTATGAATCCGCCCGGACGCCCGCCCGAACTGGATTGCGCCATAAATGCCTTCAGTCGCCATGTTGCGCCCCTTCCAGCTTCGCGAGCCGTTGGTCCATTGCGCCGAGCAGGATTTCAAGCCGGTTCACTCGCGCTTCCAGTTCCGCCTCGCGCCCGCCAACGTGAGGCCCCGCCGAATCGGTATGCCGCCCGACCGTTACGTGCTGGCCGGTGTGGTCGAGCTTCCCGTTGATGACAACATGCCCGGTTAGGTTAATCGTGTCGGCCTCAAGGTTGATCGTCTTTTGCTTGATGTTCACCGCGCCGCTCGGACTTTCGACGTTCACGTTGCCGGTCGCCGACTTCACCAGCATATCGCCGTCGCTCGTCATGGACATTTTCCCGCCGTCGGTCGTCTTAATCTCGATGTCTTTTTTGACCGTCGTTTTAACGCCGCCCTTGAAATCCTGCGTCAAGAAAACGTCGGCATCGTCGTTCGCGTCGAACTGTTCGGTGTGGCCCCCTTCCCATTCGGTATAGTCGAGCTTGGGGTCGGTGACTGGCGGGGGCCGCTTCGAGGTATAGAACGAGCCGATGACCGCGTAGTTGCTCGTCCCGTTCGGCAGCTTGACGCAAAGAACGTTGTCGTCCATCCGGGGGACCGCGAATGATTTCTTCGCCGTCGATGCAATCTGTAGGACCGGGACCGGCTTCGAGATAAGCGGGTTGTCCTCATGGTCAACCCGGTCCGGCATGATGACTCGGACGTTCGCCCCCTTCTCGCTGACTTCCAGCTTCGAGACCCGCGCGACAATGGCAGTTACGCCGAAGCGGTTGTCCCAACCTTTCGTGTAGTCGGTATCGGAGAGGATATTTTTTCCCATTGTGTCAGTAGCTTTGTAGGCACTTCCGAATTGAAAGTGAAGTTTTATATTCCGGGCCGACTGAATGATGCGCCGACTCGATGAACCATTTCCCGTCGAACTGGCCGCAGCCGACGAGGTTAAACGTCTGACCCGCCGCGACTAGCGGGTTGCCAAGGGACAGTTCGACCGAGGCTTTATCCTTCTCCTTGTTCTTCTCGCGGAGGTGCGACTTTGCTTTGGTGCTGGACCCGGAACTCGTCCCGCTGCCAAAGTCGGTCCCTTCGAGTTCCCGGCCTTCCGCCTCGGTGCTGGCCTCGTCGCCGTCGTCTTGGTCGGTATCGTGATTGACCTTGTCGCCGGTATCTTCCTCAAGGTCATGTTCTACTGCGTCGGCTTCCCCGGTTTTCGTTTCCCCGGTTTCCGGGTCGGTCGCCGAGACCTTCGCCTTTTTGCAGGTGTCGGTGATCTTAGTCGAGAAGGACCCGCCCGCCATGCGGTAACTCGCGCCGCCGACCGCAACCGCCGTGTTGCCATAGAGCAGCGAGAAGGCCGGGGCCGCCTGTTCGAGCTTGAGTTCGTCGAAGATGACAATCTTGTTCCGGTGAATCTTAATCGCGAGCTTGGCGTCCAGCGTCCGCTGCCGTAGGAACGAGAGCGGGCTTTCATCGTGCTGTTCGGTCCGCTTATAGCGCGGGTTCGAGTCGGCTTGCCAATCGACTTCCATCTTGCTCTCGCCCGCAATCTGCGTCGCAATGTCCTTCAGCGTCGCGTTATCCCAACCCCGGTGTTCCTTCGAGCCTTTTATCCGGGCGTCCGTCGGGATGCTGTTCGCCTTGACCGAGACCGTGTGCGCCGGTAGCGCGAACCCGATTGAATCAATCCAGAATCGCCCGCAGTCGAGTTCGAGGCCCCCGGAGTAGGGCATAAACCAATTTGTCGCGATGATTTTCGCATCGAGGTAAACCCCTTTTTCCGGCATCCATGTCGAGATAAATTTCCCGTCCCGGTCGGCGAGTTCAAAGCCGAGGTCGTCCGCCTTCTTGCCGTCGCAGGAATCGGTATAGGTGAAGCTCAAAATGTAGGACGCGAGGGAACCGTAGTAATCGACCCCGTTGAGGATGATTGCTGGCCGCGCGGTTCGGACAGGAACGATCATGCCAAAACCCCCGTAAATGCCCGCCAGCGCGTCGCAACCCCCGGTCCGGGGTCCAGAGTCCCCCCGGTCGCCCAACGCCACGCCAGCGCGGGCTGGTGCGCGGCGTTGGGCCTTCTCGTTCTCCTTGTCATGGTGTTATATTACCTGAGAGGCTTTTTTCCACGGAACAAGCTGGACCTCGACCGCAATGGCGACTTCCGGCACGATTACCGGGACCCCCGCCGGGAACTGACCAACGTCCTTCAGCGGCCAGTTTTCTTCGAGCAGTCGATACATCAAGTGTTCGTTCCCCCGCTGGCGACCGTAAACCCTGATTGCGATGAGGTCCCACCAGTCGCCTTGAATCGTAATGTAAATCCGATGCGGCTTCGGTAGGCCGAGCGCAACCCAAGTCGCGTCCTGTATTACCTCAACGAGCGTGTCGTCTTGCGGTATCGGGTCCGGCGGACCGCCAAAAATAGGACCGAGTTCCGGGTTCGGCATTTATGCATACCCCCCGTCGTAGCTTAAACGTCTTTCGTGACTCTGTGCGGCCGTGAAGTCGGAAACAAAGTCCCGCGCGAGGTCCCGCAGCTTCGAGTCCATTGCCGCCTGTTCCGCCGCGCTTGCGTTACCGGAGATATTGACGACCGGCGCGAAATTCACCGAGGTCTGTTGCCCGCCTCGGCCCCCTAATGGCACGACGGCTTCCGGTCCGCGTTCACCGATCATCGCGAGGGTCGGTCGATTCACGACGCCCCCGCTGGCGAGGCCGGGGACCCCTGACGTATCCGCCGGAATGTCCGGGGCCGGTAGTCCCGCCGGTCCAGTCGCCGCCGCTGCCGCAGCCGCAGGAATCGCGAGAGGGGTTCCCATCGCGGTCGCGAGCGCGGCCCAATACTGCGCGGCCTGTTGAATCGGCTGGATGACGCTCGTCTGGATGCTCTGGCCGGTCGCTTCGAGGCCCGGCTTAATCTTCAAATTGTCATCGACCATGTTGTTCCACATCGAGCGCCAGTCGCCGCTCATGTTCTCGGTCGTCCGCTTCCAGAATGGTAGGATTTCGGCGGCTTGCGTTTGTAGCCCCGCGACGGCTGGCATCCCGCGCGTCCCCCCGGATACGTAGCCTTGCGTTACGGGGTAGGTCGTCGGCGGAACCTGCGCGATTGCTGGCAGCCCCGGTCGCCCCGGTCGGCCTTCGGGCCGGGCCAGCATACCCGCGCCGGACGCCCGGACCGCTTCTTGCGCCGCTCTCTGTTCCTCGACTGAGAACCCGCCGCCGTGTGCTTGCCAGTCGGCCCGCTGGTGAACCGCCCGTTGAGCGTCAATCTGCGCCTGTATCGCCGCATCCTTCGCGTTCTCGGCGGCCCGCCCGGTATCGGGTTTCATCGACACCTTGACGAATTTGCCGAGGAACTTCGTTACGTCCTTAATCCACTGCGGGACCTTGAACGCCATAAGGTCCTCTTTGAACTCTTTCCACGCATTCTGCATCCAGTTCACCGCGCCCTGCCACATTGTTTTGAAGGTCTCGACTGTCGCCGTAAGCCCGGCAAAAACCTCGGTCCACGTTTGATTCATCAAATACCAGTGCTTTGTGAAATGCTCCGGGTCCGCGACCGGCTTCCCGGCCATGAGGTCTTGAAACTTTTGATATTCGCTAGAGGTCTTGCCGAAGGCGACGGCCAGACCGCCGACCGCCGCACCGAGGCCGATAAGCTCGGCGTTGACGGTTACGAAACTGACAAGGGCGATAAGGCCGAGCGCGGTCGCGATGCCTGTAATCGTCGGGATAAGCCAACTTGCGTTGTCGCCTATCCATTGCAGCGAGTCGGTTAGGGCGTCCATTGCCGCAACTACAACGTCGCCGAAATTCTTCCCCTTCCCGGCCAGCGCCTCAAACATCTGGCCGAGCGACTTCCCGACCTTCCCCGCCATGTCACTCCACGCCGCTTTCATCCGATTCCATGCCTCGGCCCCCGGACCGGCGGCCCAAGCCGAAATCGCTTTCAGCGCCGGGACACCGTATTTCCGAACGAACTTCGCGACGCTGATCATTGCCTCGGCGGACAGTTTTTTTGCCGCGATTAAAAACGGCTCGATTTCCGGCAGTAGGTCCGCCCACACCCCGGCCAGTTTCGCGCGGGCTTCGAGCGATGCTTCGCCGAGGTGTCGGCGCATCGTCGCCATGGCAATGTCCAGTCGCTTAATCTGGCCTTCCTGGGTCTTG